AAGCCAGCGATTCTCTCCACCTCTTGCTTGTCCCACCCATGTACAAGAGGCTTAGTCCAGTACCTCACTGACAGTCTGGATCGGCATGAAACGGGGTGTTTCGCCAGCCGGTGTTTACTTCCGCGCAACCCATGCAGGTTCTTAATAACGCTCGGAGTACGGCTGTCGAGAGGCAATAAAAAAGGCCGCTTACTGCTGCTCTCGGTAGCGGTACTTGCCAGGAGAAGCAAGTCGAGAGCATGAGTAAACGGCCTTCTATTACATTGCCCGCTACGACAACAACACAATCTTATCAGATCTCTACAACCTTGCAAGTCCACCCCTCTTTCAACTTACCCCACCCGTGAACCTCTATCTTCCATCCTGCTCGCAAGATATCCGGAAGGTGCTCACACCCTGCAATCTTCTTTACCCTGGCTGATACGTTACCTCTGCTTGTCGTCTGTACTAAGAGCGTCTCCTCGTCCTTGAGACAAAGTATGTCGCCTATGCCAAACAAGTCCTGGCGTATACGAGCCCATGGGTTCCAGTGCTCGACGATCTGGCATAAGTAACCTCGCTCACGAAGCGCAGCTAAAGACCTCTGAGTAGGACTTACCGACGAACGGCGTTTCTTTTTGGTATCAGCGGCAGAGATTGTCGTCACGATGACAGTCTTTAGTAGTTGATAAGCCTAAGATTACTCCATCACAACAAGGAGCCAACATGAAGATCGTACTTACACAAGAGCAGCTAGAAAAAATCCTCAAGGAATACTTCGACAACGATTACAACATCAAGATTAACGAGATTGTATTTGCAGCTAACGTAGAACAGTTCTGCACCATCTACACAAGGGAACTCCAATGAGCGTTGACTACGACTGGTGGCTAGACAGAGAACTTTACAGATACGACAAAGAGAGGGAACAAGATGACTATCAACAACAGTTGGAACAACAGGAATACGAACTTGACCAAGTACAAGATAACGAGGAGTGATTGGGCACTATGCGCGCTATTGGGGATTTGCTACGGAACACTGCTCTACCTGTTCATCAAATAAAGGAGCCAAACATGAAATTCAATGAACTCAGAAAGATCAACGTAACCGAGAAGGTCGAGAAGAAAAACGGCCTTTCTTACCTCTCTTGGGCCTGGGCTGTAGATACGTTGTTGCAACACGACCCTACGGCTACCTGGGAGTACAAGCCTCACCAAATGTGGAATGACACGGTGATGGTGTTCTGCGAGGTCAAAGCCTTTGGAGTATCCCGCACTGCACAACTTCCCGTCATGGATCACAGGAACAAAGCGATTTCTAACCCAGATGCGTTTGCAGTCAATACAGCTATGCAAAGGTGTCTAGCTAAAGCTATCTCGCTACACGGAATTGGCTTATACATCTATGCAGGAGAAGATTTGCCAGAAGAAGATAAGCCTTCCGTAGACGATCACATAAAAACGCTTTCAGAAGCCAAAACAGTAGACGAATTGAAAGCGGCATGGACTACAAGCTACAAAGAGTTCAAGAATGATCCGCAAGCTATCAATCAGTTAGACGCAGCTAAAGAACAACGAAAGAAAGAACTGACGGAGATTAAATGAGTCAGATTCTTGATGCCGCTAAACGATCAGGAGTGCTCATTTCTCACCGAGGTGAGTTCCTGAAGTCGGTAGAAAAGTTTGGCCGGTTGATGCTTAACAAGTCCAAACCGCTGACACCGACACAAAAGGCTTACTTGGCAGCAATCGATGAGTGGATGTCGCTTAACGATCTGGCAAACAAGTTCGGTTGCACACCACAAAACGCCTTGAAGATGATTCGCGCACTAGAGGATCGCAAGTTGGTAACAAAAGAAAAACTTTACAGGCAAGCCTGGGCTTACTACTACAAACGAAAATGAACCTGAACACATTTGAAGAAGGTCTACTGGACTCAATCCAGACCGAGCGTTGCAAGAAACTGCTTTGGTCTGTGATTCAACTAGCAGTTGATGACGCTTGCAAAGCACCCTACAAAACTAGACCGCAAGATGACACGATCACGGCCATGCGGTTTCTATTCGGAGACCTTTACGAGTCTGGGCTCGACAATTATCTGATGTGGCTTGACGTTGACGGTAAACAATTCAAGAGACGCATGGTCGAGGCTATGTTTTCCGATCGTCACGACAAGTTCACCGACTTTGAAAGACGAGCCTTTCGAGCAAACTACAACTGGTATCTGAGAAATGAGATCAATACTAACAACTGAGAATGACCGTAGGAGGGTCATAGAGGCCATAGAAGCCACTGAACTAGGCTACATGGTAACTATCTCAAAACCACCTCGCACAGCGGCTCAGAATCGGTTTTATTGGTCGATACTGACAGCTTGTTCGGAACAGTTAATGGGCCAGCAATATACACAGGACATCTGGCACGAGTGGGCTAAGACGAGGTTTCTTCCGTCTCGTGTCGTAGAACTTCCTGGAGGCCAAGTCAAAGAGATCGAGCCTTCGACTGCTTCGCTTACCGTGTCTGAGTTCTCGGACTTAGTAGAGCAACTTCTACAGTACGCCATCGAGAAGGGGCTAGTCTGGACAGACGAGATGAAGGACGCTGAACTTGACCTAAGGAAGATCAATGTACACCAACAAAAAGTTGCTTGAGGCTTGTAGAAATATGCCTTGCGGTGCATGTTTTTGTGAGGACGGGACTGTAGTTGCTGCACACAGGAATCAAGGCAAAGGCATGGGCATCAAAGTCTCTGATGCTTTAGTAGCATCTTTGTGTTTCAAATGCCACGCATACTTAGATCAAGGGAAAGAAATGTCTCGTGAGGAACGTCGAGACTTCTGGAACCAAGCGTACATAAACACAATGCAAGCAATGATCGAACGAGGGATACTAAAGGTGCAGCATGGAACAAAGAACTGATGATTGGTACAAAGCAAGGTTAGGCCACCTAACCGCTTCACGGGCCTCAGACGCGCTCGCGAAACCTGGTACGGCTACGCGTAGGAACTATCAGATTCAACTCGTTACAGAGCGTCTGACGGGCCTACAGAGCGATTCTTTCACAAATGCAAGTATGCAATGGGGCACAGAACAAGAGCCCGTCGCCAGAGCAGCCTACGAAGTCCATACAGGGCACTTCGTCGAACAGACAGGGTTTCATACCCACAAGTCGATAAAGTGGCTTGGAGCGTCTCCTGATGGCTTTGCAGGGTCAGGGTTGATCGAGATCAAGTGCCCTAACTCAAACACCCATGTCGATTACTTACTAGCTAAGGAGGTTCCCACAAAATACAAAGCACAAATGCTCACTCAAATGCTCGTCACGGGACGGACTTGGTGCGACTTTGTTTCTTTCGACCCAAGGCTTCCTGAACATCTACAGTTATTCGTCGTTCGTTACGAGCCTAAACCGCAAGAGCTAACCAAGATCGAGGCTGATCTGGTTGCCTTTCTCAATGAAGTTAATCAAATGGAGTTAACGCTATGCCAAAAGAACTAACAGGATCAATCAGCAAGAACAAGAACAAAGAAAAGGATGTTCAGCCAGACTACCGAGGTTCAGCAATGATTGGTGGGGTTGGATACTGGGTATCAGGATGGGTTAACGAGGGTTCCGACGGAAAGTATCTGAGCTTAAAGTTCCAGCAGAAAGACGGGGAAGTAAGATCAACCAAAGTCGATGACGACGATTCAGTGCCATTTTGATATGTTAAGCGTACACCACCAAACCATGCTGAAAAAAGCGTTTGCAAAGCGTCCTGCAAACATTTCCGACGATTCTCCGGTCTTAGAGAGGGTCATTCACATTATCAGATCTGAGGCTCCTGAGTGTTTCTGGAAGCCTACGGAACTAGAGAAGCGGAGGTTCTTCAATGCACCACGGCCAGGAACTCCTCACGAGGATGCGGTCTATCCGTTCCCGAAAGGCTTATTATGAGCAACTGGAAAGAGTTAATCGAGAATCAAACGAGGACAGAAAAATTCAGACCCGTCGAGGAAATATGGAGGGAACGCGGCTGGATACCTCCATCAACAGAGTGCCAAGACACAATGGCAAAGCATAAAGCGTTTAAGGAGTGGTCGATCCGTGGAATCGTGGATCAACCTTATCAAGCAAGTTAAGTCGTCTGATGTTGAGGAGATAGCGGCAGCGTACGAAAATGCACTGCCGTTTGTCGTTCAGGACTGGGCAAAGATGATCTTAAAGTTAGCTAAAAGCAAACGACTTCCGATCATTGAGAAGATCGAAAAGGTACACGGTGACAAGATAGGGCAGATGGTGCGAGACGAAGTTACCGCGCAACACAAAAGACTTAAGACTTAGCCGGAGGGACAACACCTTTAACGCGTTCAAAACTCCTCATCCCAGCAATCCCAAGCATCCCGCTCAAAATAACCCATAGCGCATCGGTATCCAGCATGGGAGGAGGTTTTACCTCCGCAGGAACGATCTGTTCTGCTTGCATCCAAGTCCACGCCCAGACTAGTAACGGATAAGCAAGGAATTGGTAGAACATCGCGCCCGCACCAACCCAACCGATAGCAGGTCGCCAGCCAGCAACAAACATGTTCTGGTTGGCAGCTTCGACCTTGTTGACTTCCATCTGACCGAGGTCTATTGCTTGGTCGATACGCTTGGCCTCTAGCTCAAGCTCCATGCGCTCTTTGTCGGATGTGTGTAGGTCTCCGATGACCTTGCCGACCGAATCAACGATGGAAGAGATTCCGAGCAGGTTCATAGCTTGAGCGTCCTGTTTATCCAACCCAACATGAACTTAATCTGGCTTCTGTCTCGCGTCACAATGTCACGATACCTAGCAATCTTTGCTAGCGCGTAATAGGCCACAAATAGCTCTGGATTGGCTTGGTTGAGTGCTGATATGGTCTTAGGGCCAATAACGCCGTCTGGGGCTGTTTTAACGCATATCTGGGCAAGTTTAATGGCTACGGGTACGCCAGCATTAACAGCAAAGTTAAAGAGGGACGAGGCTATAACGTCATGCGTTAAATCATCGCCTTTAATCTTGTCCCAAAAGTTCTTTTTATAGAAGTCTCGGACTAACTGTGTCGGAGGTGTTTCCTGGTAGTCAATATGATTCCAGCCCTCCCACTTGGGGTGCATCTTGCGAGCAATACCCGCATAGGTCTGGCCGCCTCGGTCACCTTGTACTTCATGAAGGACGTAACCTCCCTCGTCCTCCATCATCTTGTCAAACGCTTGTTCAAAGTTAGCCAACGGCTTGACCTCTAAAGTATGCAGTCCCTTCGATAACTTCGACAAGTTCCGGAGGTAAGAGTAGACCATCTCTGAAACACAAGACAGCAAAGCCTGAGCACCAAGGAACAGGATTGTCCTCGATGTAAGAGAACTGACCGCCATCAGGATCGGCTAACATCCCCGTAGACACACCGTATCTACGTCCTCGGTAGTCACCCCATCCTTTGACCTCCAAGAGGTGGGTATGCCCTGAGACCGTAGAGATGCCTGCTTTTAAGGTGTTGTTGTAGCCAGAGTGGATACCTGAATGTTGGAGTCTGTGCTTAATCATGCAGATGTCATTAACCATGACTGACCAACTGACAGACCACTCCGGTAGATGATCCTTTAGAGTTGTGCCTTGTATGCCTTTGAACTCAGGAACAGATCCGGCTAATCTTTTGTCAAACCGTATGTCATGGTTGCCTGTAGTCCGATGCAAGAAAGTGCCTAGACCTTTACAAGCCTTGACGATCTGATCCATATGCCACTGAACTGCTTCGAGTTCGTCTCGTAAGCTCGTGACTGGCTCCCAATCCATAGGGCCGTACTTAGAGATTGTTCCCCCGTCGAGAATATCTCCGTTTGCGATAATCGCTTTGGGCTTTAGGATCTTGATGAGTTTAAGTAGCGCATTGAATCCCGCAGAAGGCTCTCCAGGCATAAAGTGAGCGTCAGAGAATACGATCACATAGCCTTCCGTTTCTAACGTCGCTCGCCTACGATTTTCGGGTAAGGTAAAACGAGCGTCCTTTGCGGGTAGGAAAATGTTGTATTTCTTCTCGATTGCCCTTCTTCGCTCGTACACATTGCGAAGAGTAAGACCGATACGGTCTGAAATCTTCGTTGGGCTGCCTAGTTCTTTCCAGACTCTGATGAACTCTTCATCTTCTG